CCTCTGTAAAGTTGTTCAGCAGCAATGTAGGCGTAGATGCCACCAGTTAAGATAATTAACCAAGCACTCAAAACGCACCTACATCAATTACTTCGCCCCTAAACATTATTTGATTTTCATCAAATTTTTGAGCCAACTCTGGCAACAATAAGTGTCCATTGAAAAAGTTTAACACCGCAAACCCTGACCTGTGGTTGCTTGGGTTTATCTCAGCGTAAGTAAACTGTGGGCCATCAGTCTCAGCAAGCGTCCCTGTATCTACTCCGTATCTACATCCATTGTAGTCGCTGAATGGCGTAACTTTAAGTGAGTGCAAGTGTCCAGTAACTATTGAAACACCAGCGTTAACTGTATTGTTGTGAGTGGCATGAACCCCAGATTTATATCGGTGCTTGATAATTACATCCTCTGTAGGCCATACCGCCCAACAGAATTCCCAATCTAGGAAGTGGTCTGTCAGCTTAAACCCCAATACTTCTTTAAACTGTGGTGCATGTTGGGCTAATCTGTTGCCAAACCTAACGTCATGGTTTCCCCATGTCCACAATAGCTTTACATTGTGCCTTGCTGCTTTAGCCACTTCTTCTATTTCACCCAATGCACCCTGACAAGCCTTTAACTCTTGGATAACAGTAGTCGCTGGTTGCTCAGTTACGTCATGTCGGCTTATAGATGCACCATCAAACGCATCTCCGTTACAGATGATAGCTTTAGGCTTGAACTCTTGGATAGCCCATAGAAGCCCTTTAAAGGCTGTTGTACGCTGACTAGGAATAAAGTGGGCATCTGAGAACACAATAACTGTTCCATCCAGTATGCCAAGTTCTACTTGCTTTAAAGGAGAGAAAGACTTAGGTCTGTTTTTGTTATACAAATCACCCCTATGGTCTTTCGCATTGAGGGTCATGTTGTATTCTTTTTCAATCCAACGTCTGCGTAAATGGACTGCCCTATTATTTATTCCAAGGTGTTCTGCCATTCTTTGTGCAGATTGAAGTTGACCCCATAACTGGATGAACTCCATGTCGGTACAAGTCTCATTATGTGCGCCCATTGGAGTCCTTAGTCAAAAGATGCTCTAGCGTATTGATTATTCGATGCTCTTGCATTTCTCTGTCCTCATCTGACGATTTCACATCGGTAGCCGTACAAAGTAAGTCATATAAAAAAATATGAAGCAACTCGTGCAGAGCCGTTTTATCAAGACTAGATGGTGAGATTTGTTCAGCACCCCAATCTCCCAAACGATAAACAGCAAGTCTTGCAGCAGGTGTAAATTCAACCGATGCCATTGCACCTTTAGCTGGTTTACTTCCTTTTTCAATTCTCCAATCACCAAGGCTCAAAACTTGTTGCCATTTTTTAACGCTCTGTGCAAACAGTTCAGCGTGTTCTGGTGTAGGAATATTTGACATAGGCGCAAGAATACTTATCAATTATGTCATTTTGATGCAACGCCCTTTTGCTTCTCAAATGTTCTCATGCCAGCAATACCAAGGATTCCAGACAACATTACCCATAATTGCTCGGCATCCAGTAGAGGAGGAGGAGACATTTCAGCAGGGACGTAGCCCATAGCCTGTAGCCACTTCCAAGCCCATCCAAGTATCGGATAAGCAAGAAACTGGTAAGCAAGGGCAGCAGCACCAATCCAACCAACAGCAGGTCTCCAACCAGACACAAATAAACTAGAACTTTTTGCTTCTTCTTTGTTAACTTGTATCTGGGCTATGTCGATAGCTTGGTCTAGTTTCCTGTTCTCAATCTCCAACTGCATTTTCTCTTTGTCAGTTGTGATTAAGTCTCCAGCTACCTTACCTACCGAGTCAATGATTGAGGAAATATTAAGCAAGTTCATTTCAGTCCTGACAATGTACGATTAACCCATCCAAGCAAGAACTTAGATTGTGTTCTGTTCTTATTGCAAATCTCTGCGTATCTGGCAATCTTGGCTAAAGCGTAAGACTTACGAAAGTCTCCACCATTCTGTTGGTTTAGCATTTCGATGGTCTTAGCACCCATACCGCCATCAGGAGTGGCATTAACAACGATTTGAGCAATCTTTACAGCCATCGACATACCAGCGTTAACCCCAAAGTTAAAAATGCTACTGGCAATCTCCTGTGAGGCTATCTCGTCCCCACGCATCTTTTCCCAGAACTCACGCTTGTAGAACTCACGAACCAATGGTGTAGCACCACCAAAGTCTTTCCTGTCAATCAATGCCCACCCATCCCATTGAGGATTCTTGTTACGAGCAATCCCTGCGTAGGTCATACCACCAGTATCACCCTCAACATCGTGAAGAACGTAACCGCCTTCATCCTTCATCATTTGCTCAAAAGCAGGTAGAAAATTAGCCACGTTTACATTCCTTTTTATCGTCATCGTGAGAAAGTTTCACGCCAGCCAACAAGCCAATAAAACCACCAATGATGGTTTGAAATGCAGGGCTTAACAGTTTAAATATCTCGGCATTGTCAACTTCTTTAGCCCATAGACCAAGAACAAAAGCAGTCATCATCGCAAGCACCGATAAACAGAGTGTCGCACTCACCATCAAAGTTACTGTAAATGTAAGTTTTCCCTTTACATCTTCCATTTGAAACTCCTAAACAAGTTTATCAATTCGATTCTTGAACATACTTAGTTCAATGGCGTGCTGTCTTGCTCTTTTATCGTATAACTCAATGGCATAGGCATCAATGGCATCACAAACCTTTTCAGCTTTCACCGCCTGCTTATATTCAAACTCTAGCCTTTCAGCCCTTTTCTCAGCAGCAATAGCCCTAATGTCATATTCTTTAGGGAACACAAACGGATACCATTTGTGTATCTGTATCACTTCTTTTCTCTTTCAAGTGCGTTCTTATAAGCAATAATTACTTTATGTCTTAACTCTGCACTATCAGCACTACCAGCCCATTCTGATAGATTATTCCAAATTACAACCATGTCGGTACTTTTGCATAAGTGCTGATGGTTTGTAAGCCAAGCAGACATTTGCTGATGACGCTCTGATGGATTGTGAATTGTGTAAGCTATCCCATAAAACTCACGCACACTACATAAGTCTTTTCCTGTAGATTGAAGTGCAAGGGTTAAAACAAGTGCAGCCACCCATTTCACGTCATAGCCCAAACGATGATGTAAAAACACCAGACGACAGTAATGCAAAACAGGACTGCGGTAGTAAAAGCCACAGCCCAATCTTTCATTTTTTAATCCAAGTCTGCCAGACAGCACCAGCAGCCATAATTAACGCACCCACCCACAGAATAGGCTTGGCAGCAGAGGCTATCCAACCTAAGACTTTAAAAGCCCCATCAAGAGCCTTCATAGCCTCTACAAGACCTTTAGTGTTCTTGTCTATGCTATCTACCTTACTTTCGACTTCAACGAGTCTGTCGTAGATTTGCTTATGGGTGACTTCGTTTTCCATGATTCACCTTAGAAAGTAGGCTCAATCCAATCAGGATTATGAGGCCAAGTGATAGTCAATCTTGCATCAGAAACAGTTGATGGAAAGTCTCTCAATGTTTGGCGATATGTTGCCCACTCAGCCTTCTTAGGAATGGTGCAATCAGCAATCTGAGTCCAATCACAAGCAAGCAACAAAGCATTGCGTGTAGCTCTCAGTTGTGCCATTGCAGAGTCTTTAGCTGCTTGGATTTCTTCAGCACTCATATCAGCCACTTGAACAACAGAAACAAATGCACCATCGTCATAGGCAGAGCATGAAACCAACTTCTGTGTCAGACTGTCATGTGCTTTAAAGGCATTGACCTTCTTGGCATTGTTGGCGGTCAAGAATTCATCGCTTGGGCCGTTAGCATTAAATGATGTATTGCTAAACAGTTCACGATAATCGCCTACTGTAATGGGGCTAGTTAAGATTGCAATTTGCATGATGTTCCTTAATATGGGCCTGTATCTGAGAGTGCTGATGTTGGTGCGGTGAAGTTTGCTGTGTATCTGGCGTAGCCTTTGGTAATGCGGAAGTCATCAAGGTAACCTTTAAAAGCAGTTGTTCCAAATGAAGTTCCGTACACGCCAATTGTGCAAGTATTTCCACCAAGCGTAGAACTATTGGTTGTTGTGGCTCTATTAGTGCCGTCAATATAAAGCGTTACTGTTGTTCCGCTTCTTACAATAGCAATGTGATACCAAGCATTAACAGAACTTGTGACTGATGCAGAGGTTCTTGTTCCACCAGTCAACATGGAAAATGAATTTGCTGTTCCATCCCCATGATTGTAAGCAACACTTAAATCAGCAGTACCTGTTAAGTTAAAAAGCGCTGGAAAATTTTGGACTTGTGTTTCAGGATACGCCCAACATTCAATCGTGAAGTTTCCTGTGCCCATATTAAATATTGCATTAGATGGCGCAACAAGGTAATCCCCTGTCCCATCAAAAGACATTGACCCTGTTCCATACTTCTTCACACTTGTAGAAATCTGTGCGTTACCCACAGTTTCTAAGTCGTTCATCATAGCGTTGTCAAAGATTGCGCCATTGGTAAAAAAACCTAAGTATCCCGTTCCAGACACCGCTGTCAAAGGTGCGGTTGGCACAGTCAACGTAGTTTGTGTTGGGTCATAGACAGCAGTTCCCTTAACCAATCGAGTGTTTGAAAAGAAACCACCAAACAGTTCGCTGTTTTTTTCTGCGCCAATTTGCAAATTGCCAGCATTCAAACCATAGTTGGTTGAGTTTGTAGTTGTTGCAACACGAGTGCCATTAGAAAATATTGATAAGTTTCCTGAGCCATTTCTTACATACACAACATGAGTCCACGCATTGTTGTTGTATACATTTGTTGATGATTCCAAATCCCACGCAATATTTGACCTACCTAAACCCAGTTTATCAGCACGACCACCAAAAAATCCCCCGCTATTTGCTGTAGGCCCAAACATTCTCCAATCTGACAAGGATGCACTTGTCCGATACATCCACCCTTCAAGCGTAAATGCGCCTGTTCCTACATCCAATGCGGTGTTATTTGCTATTTCTAAATAATCTCCA